GGACGTGTAGCTGGATCTAAAAAAGAATCTAGAGTATTTGCAGGTAAAAAGAAATTTACTGGAAGTATAGATAATAGAAACGAAGCTTTAACTCAAGCCCTCAAGGTTAATGCTAAACAAAAATCTATACTTGATGCTTATCTAAAAACAGGTAAAGTGATTGGTAAGTACACAGGTTCAATGGCTGGATCAACAAAGACAACTAAAGAATATAAAGGCTTTAGAGGATTTAAAGAACACTTTGATACTGAAACAATCTTTGAAACAAATCTAATTGCTGAAGGTATGAGTAAACCTATGACAATGAAAGATGTTAAAGCAATTGAGAAAAAGTATGGCGAAAAAATGAGTCCAGAAGAGGTAAAAGATTATTTAAGTACACAGGTAAGTCCGAAAGGATCAGCAAGACCAGAAGCTTGGTTATCATTAAGTTATCCTGTAAGATCTGGGGATTATTACTTTGCTCTAATTGGAAAAGATAGAAACACCAATATTAAAAACAATATTAAAATGAATGACCAGCTTAAAAAAATGACTAAAGTATATGATGAACCAGATCCATTATACGACAACTTTATGGATTGGGCTTATAAAAATATTAAGAATTCAGGTGTTGGCGATACAATGTCAAGAGAAGAGATTTGGGCAGCTTGTTTACACATACTAAAAATGAGAGTAGCTACAGTTTACGTAAAAGAAGATGACTTTAAAGAATCTAAGTTTAAACAGTTATTAGCAAAATTTAAAAGAGGTTTTAGAAACCTAAGACCAAAATTTAAAAAGAAAGGATAATTATTATGGCATATCAAACATGGAAAGACGCATACAAACAAGTTGTATTGGATGAGGCAAAGGTTTCATATAAAATTGACCACATTAATTCAGTTGGTGACATAGAAAAAGAATTAAAAAGAGGTGATGCAAAAATTGTAAACACTAAATCAACAAGAGATGGTGTCATTGTACAATTTGATGTACCTTCTAGAAGGGCTCACGCTGAGTTAAAAAAACTTGTTATGAAACATGATAAAGATGCTGTAATGGAAGGTAAAACCGATATGACTGCTATATCCTCTTGGAAAAAGAAATTAAAGGATGTAAAAGGTTTAACTAAACAACAAATACAAATGTTAAGTACTTTACCAACACCAGTAATTACTTCTCTTATAAACCAAGTTGGTATGATTGTTGCTGATATGAGTGAAGATATAAGTGAAGGTAAAAGAACAGATGGCGCAACATCCTTTATGTTTAAGAATGGTCCAGATTCTAAAAAGTTCTTAGCATACGCAAAAGATTTTAGAAAGGCAGAAAGATGGACAATGAATGGTTTATTCTTTGTAGATGTATATGATGTTAATAAACCAGTTGCTATAAAGTTAGCTAAGTTCCACAGACAGTTTTGGAAAGAAGATGTTAACGAAGGTATGAACATGAAACAGATCATGCGTAAACACGGAAGAGAGTTAAAGAAGGCCGTAAGAACTGGTAACTTAGAATTATCTGACAAAGCAGAAGAAGATCTACAACAATGGGTATTTGATAACGAACCCTATGTAGGTGATGACCCTGATGATTTTGACCAATGGTTAGATGATAATATAGAAGATATTGTCAAAGGCAGAATTAAAGAAGTTAATGAAGGAATGGTTGATATAGAAAAAGCACGACAACTTCCTGATAAGATTCAAAAACAAATCATAGCTTTGAAAAAAGAATACGATAGAACATGGGACGGAGTATTTGTCCCTATGGGTAAAGAAGGAAGCTCACAAAGAAAAGAATATGAAAGAAGAGGTGCTTTATTCAAAGCAGCAAGTAAAAAATACAAAGATTTCCTAAAGAAACATAAAGTAGCAAATTTCAAATGAAAAAATTTAAAGACTTTAGAGAGAACGTAACATTTGCAAAACATAATTCTTATGTTGGTGCAAGTGATACTGATAATCCTTTAGATGAAAAATTGGTAGCTAGTGATATTAGTATATTAGATACTATTTTAAATAAGATTAAAGATGATGTTATGAAGAATAAGTTAGCTGGTAAGTTTGAGAAAAGTTGGCCGATGATGCAGCAGTTAGCAAAAATGGCTGGGTATGGTATAACTAAAAAAGGTCAGCAAAAGAGTAAAACATACCAATGGAAATTAAAGAAATGAAAAAGTTTAAAGAAGTAAGAAAAGAAACAAAGAAACCTACTCCATATATGACATGGAATAATAAAAACTTTGGTGAAGGAACTATGTCTCAAGGTATATTTGACAAAGATATGGACAGAGCCAAAGACGCAGCAAGAAGTTTAGTTATGTTTCTTAAGTCTAACCAAGACGTAACAGTTGGTGGCAAACAAGATAAAGAAGGAAATCCAATCGAAGGTCCAAGCGACACATTAGATGGATATGTAAAAGAACTTATGGGTTATGTGTTTGATGACAAAATGATAGATGAATTATTAAACGTTAAATCTAATAGCGGTAAAAAAGCAAATGATATTGTTGTTGTTAGATTAAAAGAAATGGGAGTCAGAATACACTAATGGCAAAAATGACAGCAAACGAGCAAAGAGAACAACAGTCAGCTAGACTAGATAGGATTGAACAAAAGATTGATAAGATGTCGGATGTAATTGTTGCACTCGCGAGGGCGGAAGAGAAAATAACTACCCTTACTAGCTTTAGTAAACAACAATCAGAAATGATTCAACACATGACAATAAGGTTGGATAGGTTAGAAGCTGCTGTGCAGCAGAATGCTTCAACCATAAATATTATAAATAAACTGTTCTGGATAATAATCGCAGCTGCTGCAACAGCGGTGACCGGAATGATATTTTTAGGATCTCCAATCCTATAAATTTAATGCAATATAACGGGAGAAAAAACTATGAAATTGCAAGATAAAGAGAACCTGGACATTGCATCCGCGGTCAGCGATGTTTTAGAAGGGAAAGTAAAAAAAGAGGAATTTAAACCTCACATGATGTACCACCCAGACAACGGTAAAGAAGTTCATGTTAAGTCGAAAGAAGAACATGAAAAATATGCCGCTAAAGGTTGGGTTCACGAAAAACCTAAAATGGAATCACCTGAAGAGCCAAGAGCAAAAGGCGAAAAGGAATTTAAAGATAAGCATTCTGTTAAAAAATCTGGTATGAGAAATGATGGTTCTAATATGAAAGAAGAAACCACAATCACACTAGAAATAGGTGATGAAGAGCTAGATGAAGCTTCAAAACCAGGAAGAGGTAAAACTAAACTTGATATAGATTATATCGGTGATAGAAAACTTACAAAAGATGCTGAAAAGAAACACAAAATTAAAATCAAGCAAACTGGTAGAACAACTGCTGATGTTAGTGGCGAAAAGAAAAATATCGTAGCATTTATGAAAGACCCAGATATTATGGGAATGGATGATATGGATTTAGAAGATCTATACCCAGAACTATATGAAGCTACTAAACAAGAAGGATATTTGGATGTTGAAGAAGGTGAAGAACTTTCTCCAAAGCAAAAAAAATATCAAGCATTCTTTAAGAAAGCTTTGAAAAAGTTTGGTGTTGAATCTCCATCTGAATTAGACGATGCTAAGAAAAAAGAATTCTTTAATTACATAGACAAGAACTATGATGCAGGTGATGGGGAGACAGACTAATGAAAACATTTTTTGAATTTAGAGACGAATCAGCTGAATTGTCAGAAGGCAAATTAATGGTTAAAGCTTTCGTGGGTTCAGAAGGCGGCGGACCATCTTATAAAAAGTTTGGACTTAAACTTAAGAAATTAGGTTCAAGCCAATATGGTGGAGATGACGTAGAATTATCTGGGCCAGACGCTAAACTTATGAAATTTGCAATTGCTGCATTAGGAGTTGAAAAACCTAAGAATCTTAAGGATGCACAAAAACAAATAGATGACCAAGGTCCATAAGTTTTAATTAACCGCTCTGACAGAGTGTATATATAATAGTATGAAGGTTTTTGATAAATTGACAAATAAGAACTTTGAGATGTTCGCAGCTCATTATTATAATAATCCAGAATGCATGGATATAGATGAGTTTAAAGAAGATCTTTCTAGGTTTAAGTATTTAAAAAGATTACTGAAAAGGTATGAAACCGACGGTGATCTACAAGAAAGATTAATATTAAATCATTTAATTGTTCTATATAATGTGTTTGGTATTAAACCATGTAATAGAATGATGTGGTTTAAAATCAACAATGAACACTATCATTACATAAAACCTTTCTTAGTATTTTTACATTATCTGCCAGAAGATGAGAAAGTTGAAATTGGTATGGATCCAGAGATTGTAGAGAGACTAAGAAACTTATGAGATGGACAACAAAACATATACAGCAGTTAAAAGAGGGGTCAATCTCCCGTTTGGCCGATACTGCTTATGCACTGAGATTTCTTAGACTTTTAACTATGCCTTGGGAAAAGACTGAGGCATTTAAATTAGGTATCATAGACAAAAATGGTCGAAGAACAGAGTATAGAGATTACTCTGCTTCTACTGTTGGCAGAATGGAAAGAACACCAATTGATACTCCTAAAAAGAAAGCCGCATACACTGTATTCCATAAATTAGTTTTTAATCTAAGAAGAATCCTAGCTAAAATCCCATTTGGTAAAACCGTAGTTGCAAGATACGGCGCAGCACTTTATCTTATAAAAGAACATACAAATATGAGTGAGAAACAATTACGTAAGATAATGGATAAAGTGGAAACAGAATTTGATTGGGATAATTTACAATTAGAAGAAAGTACTTGGTTCCAATCTATAGATGGTAAATTAAATCCAGGTTCATACGTATTAGTAAATGATATAGCTTCTCCTTTAACTGGTGAGCTAATAGCAAAATCTAATTCTAGAATTAAAGTAGAAGAACAATTAGAACCATGTGATACATTTTTAGGTTCATCAATCTATAAGGTAAAACACCAAACAGGTCAACACATTTTTATTACAAACCAGGACATAGTAAGATGATAACAGTAATATGCCTAACAAAATCCGAAGGTGACGATAAGAATGATACTGTTTATAAGTTAGAAAAACAAGCACAAAAACGTGGCATTTCTTTTTATAAGGTTAGTCTTGGCGAAGCATTTGTAATTGATAATGATCTATTTGGTGATAAGATTACTATACACAACTTTGATGGTGAAGGTAATAAGATTAATATTAAACCTTCCGAGACCGCGTGCATCGTGCGCGGAGGCGCGCTTACAGATATAGCCGGAAGAGGATTAACTAAATCATTAGAAGAAGCTGGTATGTTTATGATTAACAGATACGTACCAATGGAACTATGTGCAAATAAATTTACATCATCTATTGCACTTAAAAAAGCAAACATTAATACACCAAGAACAGCATTAGTTACAAACGAACAATCCATTGATATTGCAATGAAAGAGATTGGTGGTAAACTTCCAGTTATAGCTAAAACCATAACCGGTGCAGAAGGTATCGGTGTTATGAAGATTGAAAGCAAAGAATCGCTTACTTCAGTCTTACAAGGTTTATGGAAACATAACGCAGAAATTATCCTACAAGAATATATGGATATTGAATACGATGTACGTACATTAGTATTAGATGGAAAAATATTTGCTGCTATGAAACGTAAACAAACAACTAAAGATGATTTTAGAACAAATAAATCATTAGGTAATGATTATGAACCATACGATTTAAGTGAAGAAGAACAAAAAATCGTATTAAAAGCAGCAGAAACAAGTGGATGTTATTGGTGTGGTGTTGATACAATTGTTAACGATGGAAAGGTATACGTATTAGAAGTCAACGGTTCTCCAGGTACAGGAGATAGTAATGAGATAAGTTATATGAATTACTATGGAGATAAAAAGACTAAAGTAAATGGTTCTAAAATGGTTGATAACCTTTTAAACTATATAGAGAACAAAGACAATTGGGCATTTCCTAAAACATCAGTTGGTGTTATAGAATGGTGTAAAGTTGAGGGAATGAAATTTAAAGCTAAACTAGATACTGGTAATTCTGCTGGTGGTATTAGTATACATGCCACAGATATAAAAGAAAAGAATGGTTCAGTATCATTTAAAATAAACGGAAAGACTTTTAATAAAAAGATAGAAGATCGTAAGATGATTTATTTTGGTGGTGGAGATAATGGTGAAGAAAGACTATTTGTTAAATTAAATATGTCTATTGGAAACCGTAAACCAAAACCAACATTATTTAATTTAGATAATAGAGAAGATGCTATTTACGATGTACTAATTAACAAAGGATACATGGCGGATGAGAACCTTGTGGTTGATCCATCTAAGAAATTTACGCTTGGAGAAAGTGTAAAACGTGTATCTACATTCAGGGAAATGTATATATAATATATGGACTTTAAAACTTTTAAACAAATGTGGGAAGACGCTGCAGCCAATAGCGTAGGTGCTGGTGGTATAGATGGCATTGGAGTTGGTCCAAAAGGTGAACCAGGTGTTCATGTAAACAAAAAGAAAAAGAAAAAGGAACAAGAAATTCTTATTAAGATGCAGCGTAGATTGATGAATGGAAAGACTTAGAAAATTATATAATTGGTTCGTATCATGGTTTGAAAAACACCAATACTTATACGTATCACACAATCAATATAACTATAACGGCGAAGTTATAGATGTGCTTGAAAAGAAATTTGAAGTTAGAAGATTTTATAAACTCAGTGCAAAGCACATGAAATTTAAAACAATGAATGGTAAAAAGGTCGAATTAAAGACCGCTACACCTATGGATTATATGTTGGAGGAAATGTAATGCAACAATTATTAATAGGTATTATTTTAGTATTAGGACTAGGAGGCTGGTGGCTATTACAAGAAAATGAAACCTTAAAAAATAATAACGTGAAATTGGAAGCTGCAGTAGAAGAACAACAACAAACTATTGCGGTCATGAAAGAAAATTATGAAAAGCAAGGACAAGCTTTAATGAATATGTCCAGAAAGAATGCTGAGATAGAAGCAGAAAAAGCAGAATACTTATCAATCTTTGCAAGACACAATCTTGATAACCTAGCACTCAAGAAACCAGGTCTTATAGAAATTAGATTTAATAATGCTAGTGAACTTGTAATGGAGGGATTAGAAGATGACACTGAAAAACTTTTCAATATTGATTCTCCTGATAACGATTAGTGGATGCTCCATACTAGGAGAAAAAAGAATAGAAGTACAATCTAAACCTGTACAAATAGATATTATGCAACCACAATTACCAAGACCGGTGGAATTAACTGCACCAAAATGGTATGTGGTTTCAGAAGCACGTATAACTAATCCGTGTAAAAAGACTATTCCATTCGATCCACCTAAGTTTAATGATAAGGGTGAAGAGGAATTAAAAAGACCTAAAACCTGTGCTAAAGAGGATACCGAAAATCCAGATTGGCCAGATGGTTATACATATCTAGACAGATTTCTAGATGATATGAAAGAAGTAAACAACGGAGAAATTGTATTCGTTGCCACAACAGTAGGAGACTATAAAGTTATGGCAGAAGATATGCAGGAACTAAAAAGGTATATCAATCAATTAGGTGAAGTAGTTATCTACTATCGCAATGTAACATTACCCAACGGCGATAAAGGTGTTGGGGCGAAAATTGAGGTTAAAGACTAATGGCAACAACAAGGCATAAAGAAGAAAAGACCCAATTGGAAAGAGCACTCATTGCTGCCAAACTATCTGCACACGCATATAAAAGTGAAAAAGCCGCAGTTAACGCAGTAAAGAAAATGGGATTTCCATGGGCAAAGTTAATCTCCAGAGATGGAGCAGAGGTATTAGTAGCTAAAGATAGGAACGATCTTTGGTTTGCTTTTAGAGGTACAGAACCAAGTAAGATTAATGATGTAATGGCAGATTTAAATCTTATTAAAGGTGCTGCAAAAGCAGGTGGTAAAGTACACAGTGGATTCCAAAAAGAAGTAAATGATTTATGGATGGACGTTCTAGCAGAGATTGAACATAACGATCAATTGAAAGTTAGAAAGGACGTTTATATGACTGGACATTCTTTAGGAGCAGCAATGGCAACTATCGCAGCTACAAGATATCAACCATACGAATTATTTACTTTTGGTTCTCCAAGAGTAGGTGGACCTAGGTTCATAAGACATATCAAATGTCCACATCTAAGGTTTATGAATAACAATGACATAGTTTGTCGTATACCACCAGCATGGTTAGGTTTTAGACATCACGGCGAAATGATTTACTTTAACGCTGTTGGTGACCAACAACCTAAACCAACTTGGAAGGATTTATTATTAGGAGTATTAAACTCATGGAAGAGATTTAAATTCTTTGATGGTATAGTAGATCACGGTATTCCAAACTACGTTAAAGCTATTCAAAAATTAATTAAGGCTCAATAATGCATTGGCTTTTACTCTTATCAGTAAAGTCAATACTTAGTTCTGTAATTGGTTCCTCTTTCTATCAGTGGTTCCAGGGAACAACAATGGGCATCTGGTTTCAGAAACAAGTGGATAGATTCATGCAATACTTTGCCGAAAAATACGATCTTGAATTGGCTAAAAAAGACGCAAAGTTTCGTAAACAATATCCGCTTGCCGCTGAGCGATTAGATAAATTGGAAAAGAATTCTCATCCTTGTAAAGAGCTACATGAATTTGATGCTTATCCAGCCCTGATAGATAGAATAGAAAAATTAGAAAAAAAAATTAAATAGTTATTTACAATCACCACGTTTTGTGGTATAATAGACATTCTTTATTATGATTAGCGGAACAAATCACATGCAAATAAACGTCACCAAAAGAGATGGCAGTTTACAATTATTCGATTTAGAGAAGGTACATAAAGTCCTCGAATGGGCAACTGAGGGAATTACAGGGGTATCACAATCAGAGATAGAAATTAGAGCTAACCTACAACTATATGATAAGATACCAGCTTATGACATACATGAATTAATAATTAAAAGCTCATCTGAACTAATATCAGAACACACACCAAATTATCAATTTGTAGCAGCACGTTTAATTAGTTACAAATTACGTAAAGAAGTTTATGGCCAATATGAACCATGGTCATTAATAGATCTAATTAATAAAAATGTAGAGATTGGTGTATACGATAAAAAGATTTTAGAGTATTACACTGAAGAAGAATTAGATCAGTTAAATTCTTATATCAAACATGATAGGGATGATACTTTTACTTACGCGGGAATGGAACAATTCCGTGGTAAGTATTTGGTTCAAGACAGAAGAACAAAACAATGTTATGAAACCCCACAAATGTTATACATGATGGTGGCAGCTACATTGTTTGCAAAAGAAAAAGAAAACAGAATAGCATGGGTGAAAAACTATTATGACGCAATTTCGCAATTTTATATCTCGCTGCCGACTCCGATTATGGCTGGAGTACGAACGCCTACTCGCCAGTTTTCGTCTTGTGTACTTATTGAATCCGGAGATAGTTTGGACTCTATTAATAGTACTAGTACTAGTATCGTTAAGTATATAAGCAAGAAAGCAGGAATAGGAATCGGTGCTGGCTCCATACGTGCGTTAGGAGCAAAGATTGGTGATGGTTCTGTAGTACATACAGGACTAATACCTTTTCTTAAATATTTCCAAGCAGCAGTTAAATCTTGTTCTCAAGGTGGCGTACGCGGAGGCGCGGCGACCGTGTATCTTCCAGTATGGCATTATGAGTTTGAAGATTTAGTTGTATTAAAGAACAATAAAGGTACAGAAGAAACAAGAGTAAGGCACATGGATTACGCCTTCCAATTCAATAAGTTAATGTATGAAAGGTTATTAGAAGGTGGTAATATAACTTTCTTTGACCCAGTAGATGTACCAGACTTATATGAAACATTCTTTACCGACCAAGATAAATTTAAAGAACTATATGAAAAGTATGAACGTGCATATAGTATAAGAAAAAAATCATTACCTGCAATCGATGTATTTTCATCATTCTTAAATGAAAGAAAAGATACAGGAAGAATATATCTAATGAATGTAGACCATGCAAACGAACATGGTTCTTTCAACCCAGAACAAGCACCTATTCGTATGAGTAATCTATGTTGTGAAATAGATTTACCAACTAATCCATTAGGTGAAGATGACAATGGAGAGATTAGTCTTTGTACCTTATCTGCAATAAATTGGGGCCTTATTGATGATACAGATGACTTTGAAAAGTACTGTACGATGACCGTACGTGCGTTAGACAACCTGTTAGACTATCAGAAGTACCCAGTTAAAGAAGCAGAAAGATCTACAATGGATCGTAGACCATTAGGTGTAGGTATAATAAATTTAGCATATTTTTTAGCAAAAAGGGGCTTAAAATATGATTCTGAAGCGTTTGATATTATAGATAAGTATAGTGAGGCCTGGTCGTACTATCTAATAAAAGCCTCGATGGAACTCGCAGAGGAAAGAGGAAGTTGCTTCAAGTCAATTGAAACTAAGTACGGATCAGGAATCTTACCTATTGATACATATAAGAGTGCAGTAGATACTTTAATAGAGCACAAAGAGAGATTACCATGGAAAAAATTAAGACAAGATCTTAAGAAACATGGTATTAGAAACTCAACTCTAATGGCATTAATGCCTGCGGAAACATCTGCACAAATCAGTAATAGCACAAATGGTATTGAACCTCCAAGAGCGTTAGTATCATATAAACAAAGTAAAGACGGTGTAATGGCACAAGTCGTGCCAGGCTATCATCATCTGAAAAATAAATATGATTTACTCTGGGAACAAGAATCCCCAGACGGTTATCTTAAGATCTGTGCTATATTACAAAAATATATAGATCAAGGTATTAGTGTTAATACCTCTTACAATCCTGAGCATTATGAAGACCAGAAAGTTCCCATGTCCATAATGATTACAGATTTAGTAACAGCATACAAATATGGATTAAAACAATTATATTACTTTAATACATACGATGGTTCTGGAGAACATAAAGAAGAGGAATTATTAGAAGAACAAAATGAATGGGAACAATTAATTCAAGACGAAGAGGACTGCGATAGCTGTACAATATGAGTATATTAAAAAAGAATAAAAAATCACATTTAAAAAAGAATATGTTTCTGGATGAAGCTGTTGACATTGCAAGATATGACCAAGTAAGATATCCACAAATAGATAAAATTATAGATAAACAATTAGGGTTTTTCTGGAGACCAGAAGAAGTTGATGTGTCTAAGGACAAAAAAGATTTCGGAGAACTAACAGAACATGAACAACATATTTTCACATCTAATCTTAAAAGGCAAATACTACTGGACTCTATTCAAGGCAGGGCGCCCAATATGGCTTTCCTTCCTATTGCTTCGTTACCCGAAATTGAGACATGGATCGAAACTTGGTCCTTTTCTGAAACTATACATTCTCGAAGCTATACTCATATTATCCGTAATATATATCCTGATCCGTCTTTTGTCTTTGATAGTCTTCTCGATATCGAATCTATCTTAGAAACAGGAAACGACATAGCAAAATATTACGATGAATTAATTAGATTAAATAATAACGGTCGCGAAGATACATACGAACATAAGAAAGCTTTATGGATGTGTCTAATGGCAGCAAATGCTTTAGAAGGTGTCAGATTCTATGTTTCGTTCGCGTGCTCGTGGGCGTTCGCGGAACTTAAAAAGATGGAAGGTAATGCTAAGATTATTAAATTAATTGCACGTGATGAGAATTTACATTTGGCATCTACAACTATTATATTAAAAAGTCTTATGAAAGACGATCCAGATTTTACAAAGATAAGTAAAGAGTGCGAACAAGAAGCAGTAGATCTTTATATGAAAGTTATAGAACAAGAAAAAGAATGGGCAGAATTTTTATTTAAAGATGGTTCAATGATAGGACTAAACGAAAAACTATTATCAGATTATATAGAATGGATAGGAGCTAGAAGAATGCGAGCAATTAAATTACCTTGTCCATATACAGTTTCAAAATTAAACCCATTACCATGGACGGAGAAATGGATTGGTGGTGGTAACGTACAGGTCGCTCCACAAGAAACAGAAATTACTTCTTATGTGGTCGGCGGAGTTAAGCAAGACGTAGATAATAAAACATTATCTGGTCTATCACTATAAGGAAAAATGAGAGAATTAGGATACGTATTAACTGGATGCTTTGCATTTGTTTTATTTTTTTCAACGTTTATATATCCACAACTGGAATATAAGAATGTGAAAAACAACAGTAGTTGTACAGGAGAATGTTATGAAGAATATGTTAAAAAATATGGTACAGTGGTTGAACAGCTTCAGGCCAAACAAGAAGCAGCAATGGAAGATCCATTTAGTTCCATTAGAGGACTTTGGTCGGGATGTGCAGCGTGCCATGGACAAACAGGCGAGGGAATGGGAGTCTTTCCCAAACTTGCCGGACAAAGTTCTGAATATGTATCTCAAAGACTATACGCATACAAGAACAGAGAAACGGTAGGCAATATGTCTTCCACCATGTGGGCACAAGCTGGTATGCTTAGTGACCAAGATATAAAAACATTATCAGAATTTATTGAAGTAGAACTATGAGTCCATACGATCCAGTTTGGAAAAGAGAACTGCCTTCTGCAGCTGATGACGCAGCAAATGTAATGAGTGGTTATCAACAACAATTAGAATTTAATTTTAAACCAAGAGAAGCTACACCAGAAGAAGCAGAAGAATGGCAAGAGAAAGAATTAAATTGGTGGGGGGAAAAACAATTAATGTTTGTAGCTATAGCTTCTCTAATACAATTAAGTGCTTTAGGATTTATGTTTACAATGATGTTTTTAATAGGAGTAGGATTTAAATGAAAATAGAAATATACGGTAAAACACAATGTCCATATTGTGATATGGCTAAAAGATTAGCAGAAAGAGTATGTAAAGAATCAGAACAGCAATTACATACGTATAATTATTATCAATTAGGAACAGACTTTCAAAGGGAATTTATATTAGAAGAATTTCCTGGGGCAAGAACCTTTCCACAAATAAAAATTGATGGTAAGAACATAGGTGGATATACCGACTTTGAGGAGTATATGCGTGATTAGTATACTACAATGTCCAGAGTGTTTTATTCATTGTGAAGTAATAACAGATAATGAAGATACTATGGAAGAGGCAAGATTTTGTCCTCATTGTGGTTATGAAATAAATGTAAAAGAAGAAGAAGATTATGATGAAGATATTGATTATTAGTATTGCACTGTATTGCACTTTTGGATGTGTTTCCAAACCAATGAATCCAGTCGAACCAAGTAATAATAAATATAATACGTGTGATTATGCAACAGTAGAGCCAAATATTGACTGTACTTTGGTTGCATAAATACATGTATGAATTGGAAATATAATGGTCTAGATTGGAATCCACCGGAGAACTTCTCTCCTAAAGATTACTATGGATTTGTATATGTTATTACAAATCGAGCAACAAACAAAAAATACATCGGTAAAAAATTCTTTTGGAGTAAGAAAACTCTCCCACCATTAAAAGGTAAAAAGCGTAAAAGAAGAAGTATAGTAGAATCTAATTGGAGAGATTACTATGGTTCAAGCGCAAACCTAATGGAAGATATTAATCAATGTGGGAAAGAAATGTTCTATAGAGAGATCTTATATCTTGGAAAAGGAAAAGGTGATCTTGCATATATGGAAGCAAAACTCCAGTTTGATAACGATGTTCTCCTATCAGACCAGTACTATAATGGCATAATCCAAGTCAGAATAGGTGGTAATTCAGTAAAAGTATTAAAAGAGGGGTTTACAAATGAGTAAATCTATGGTATAATATGCCTATGTTTTTGGAAAATGAAATGGGTTTGTTTATTATGCTAAACATATTTGCATGGTTTGGACTGCCCGCAATATTTATTTTATTAGGAGATTACTTTGATATTACTTGATTATAGCCAAATTGCGTTGGCAAATATTATAGTACAAAAAATAGATGATGAAGAACTAATACGTCACATGATTCTTAATTCTATCCGTATGTACAATAAGAAATATCGTGATGAATATGGTCAAATGATTATATGTTGCGATGGATTCAACACTTGGAGGAAACAATACTTTCCTGAATACAAGGCTAACAGAAAGAAAAGCAGAAATGCTTCAGATCTAAATTGGGAAAATATATTCTTATTCCTAAACCAAATCAGAGAAGAAATAAAAGAAAATTTACCTTATAAAGTACTACACATGGACGGGGTAGAAGCAGATGATATTATAGGAACACTAACCTATGAAACACAGGAGTTTGGACAACACGAACCTGTTATGATTATATCATCAGATAAAGACTTTATACAGTTACACAAGTTTAATAACGTCAAGCAATATTCGCCTGCACTTAAAAGAATGGTGGAAGAAAAACACCCAAGACAATATCTATTTGAACATGTATGTCGTGGCGATTCAGGAGATGGTATACCAAATGTCTTATCTCCAGACAATAGCTTTACAGACGGGATTAAACAAACCCCACTCAGAAAAACAGTTATAGATTTCTGGATGGAAAATGAAGAGAACATGCCGCAGGAAGTACTTAGAAATTATCAAAGAAATTCAACACTAATTGATCTTTCTAAGATTCCTACGGACATATATAGTAATATAGTTCAAGAATACAATTCGCAGAAACCTGCAATGAAAATGAAAGTACTAAATTACCTAATTAAAAAAAGATGTAAAAACTTGATTGAAGTCGTGGAGGAATTTTACAATGGCTGAAAAAATGATTTCAGAGGTATTACAAAAAGCCGCTGAATTAAAAACAAAAAACGAGAAGATAGAGTACTTACGTGCTAATAATTCTAAACCTTTGAGAACTATATTGGCTGGATCTTTTGATCCGTCAATACAATTTCTATTACCGGAAGGTACACCACCATACAGAAAAGATGACGCACCAAAAGGGTTCGAACCATCTAATCTGCATAAGATATCTAGACAATTTAAATATTTCGATGTTGGCGGAATCGGAGAAAGATTAACGGCTGCCAAGAGAGAGAAAATGTTTATTAACTGTTTAGAATCTTTGCACCCGGACGAAGCAGAACTAGTGCTTCTCATGAAAGATAAGAAGATGGCTGGCAAATATAAAGGGATTACTAAAAAGTTAGTATCAGATGCTTTCCCAAATCTTATCAAAGGCGCCCGTGAGGGCTTAGAGGGACTTCCAGCTAGTGAGGCGGAGGAAGTTAAACAATAACCAACGTTAAGGAGGTGATCTAAGTAAGATATATTATGTTTTACTTTAACTTTTTTACAGGAGGACACCAAACTTAAAAATTCAGTAAACCCTTAGTCTGCAGCTAGGGGTTTACTTTTCACACTTGATATGGTATAATAGATATTATGAATATATTAACTAGATTCGCTACATGGGTCGTCGATTGCTGGAGATTAGTAATGGACAACCGATACAACCCACTTAAATATATCCCAGATCCTAGTTTACAATCATACTTTACTTTAGTATTGTTTGTAATGTGGTCTGTGTATTTTGGATTCTTAGCTATATTTTATATGGGCTGGTTAGGATATGATATTGTCCTAAGTATTATTATTCACATGATGGTTTTAATTCCAGTTATGTTTACTAACGCTGTTTTTATGGACGCAGAAAGAAATGGTTCCAAATGGTTAAAAGATGTTAGAACACAACAAGATATTGAAGCCATGGATAAAAGACTAAAAAAACGTAATTATGAAAAAAGAATAAAATGGGATATTGATATAGAAGCATGAACATATTTGTATTAGATAGAGACCCAATTGTTGCAGCACAAATGCAATGTGACAAACACATTGTAAAAATGATTGTGGAATCAGCTCAGATGATGTCCACTGCACATCGTATGCTAGACGCAAGAGTTACACGTGGTCCATCTAAATCAGGAAAGACTATACAAAAGAAATGGGTCTTTGATGACGAAAGAGAAGATATTCTATACAAAGCTGTTCACATGTATCATCCATGTACCACTTGGACTATGGAATCTATGCACAACTATCGTTGGCATTATATACACTTCATTGGTATGTGTGACGAATATAAATACAGGTATGGTAAGGTTCATGGCACTGATGAAAGACTAAGGGGACCATTAGAAAAAATACCACACAATATACCACGTGGAAAAATGACAGACTTTGCATTGGCAATGAAAGCATTTCCAGATTGTATAACAAATTGTTCGGTTGAATCTTATCGTAATTTTTATCATACCAAGTTAGCATATATGCCAATGGTATGGACTAAACGTAAACAACCAGAATGGTTTAATCCAACAGCTTACAAAAAAGAATACAAAAAAGCAGATTGGGTTGGAGAACATTGGGAAAGAGCAAATGCCTAGATATGATTTTTTAAATAAAGAGACTGGTGAAATAACAGAATACACTATGTCGTGGAAAGAACTAGATACTTTTAAAAAGAACAATCCACATTTAACACAACAAATATCTACGCCAAACATGATAACGGGTAAAGAGGGTTCAACACTTAAGAAAGCAGGAGATGGCTGGAAAGAAGTACAAGATAGGATTAAAAGCGGCATGCCGCCAAGATTAAGAGGTAATGTAAAAACAAAATGAAAGCAGTATATTTAAGCAGAGATGACTATAGATTATTTAATGTAAAGGTAGGAATCTTAGAAAAAAAGGGTTATGATTTACCACACATGGTTGAACATAATCGCGAAGAAGATACATTTAAAGTAACTCTTCATGGAGAACATGATGTGGAAGAGTTAGATAGATTATGTTCCAGCACGAATTAGTAAACGAAGATTATTCCTTAGACCAACAAACTTCCAAAAAGGGAAGAGTTTATGTTGATGATGAAGGAAATAAATATCCTTCTATTACAACAGTATTATCTATTCTAAATAAAGAAGCTATATTAGCTTGGCGTAAACGTGTAGGTGAAGAAGAAGCAAATAAGATTTCTACGCGTGCGGCCGTACGAGGTACAAAGGTTCATGATATGATTGAGAAATATATCTTGAATGAAGATCCGGGAGAACCAGATTTAATATCTGTTTCTAATTTTAAAGAAGTAAAACCAATCATCGATGAAAGATTATCTAAGGTGTATGCCACAGAGAAAAGAATGTTTAGTAAACATTTAGGAGTGGCTGGTACAGTAGATTGTGTTGGTGTTTGGGATGGAAAAGATTCAATCATAGATTGGAAGACTTCCGCCAAGTTTAAAAAGAAAGAATGGATTTCTAATTATTTTATGCAGGCTTCAGCTTATGCTATAATGTGGGAAGAAAGAACAGGAAGACCTATTACACAATTAGTTGTTTGTATAGCAGGTGATATGGGTCCACAAGTTTTTATAGAACACAGAGATAATTGGGATAAAGAATTAGTATCAGTTATAAAGAGGTACAAGGAGAAGAAATGAGAAAAATAATTATAGATGCACTAAGAGCGCATTACCAAGGTGAAATTGCTAAACATAAAGCAAACGTAGAAGTATTTTTAGAAAACAATGTTGGTGTTGGTGAACATCCAGACGTTGTAGAAACTATATCCACTGAGATTGAAAAAATCGCAGCTGCAGAAGATAATCTAAATGTTTTAGAAAAGCATTTTAATCAGTCATTGCCTAGAATCTAAATTCTGTTCTATCATAAATAGAATGATGGATAAGAAGATTTTAAATTTAATACTCGAGGCAAAGGGTAATAAGGGATTGACTATATTTGATATAGACGATACCATGTTTACTTCGAGCGCTCGCGTACGCGTCCGAAATAAAAATACAGGTGATGTAAAAGAGTTATCTCCAAAAGAGTATAACAATTACAAACTACAAGATAATGAAGAATGGGATTATGGTGAATTTAAATCATCAAAATTATTTTATAAGACGGCCACACCAATTGGTAAAATGGTCTCTAAATTTAAAGCCATTCTAAAGAACGCAACAAAGAAAGGATCCAAAGTTATATTAGTTACTGCAAGAGCAGATATGGATGACAGAGATCTTTTCTTAAAAGCATTTAAGGTAAACGGTTATCCATTGGACAACGTTTACATTGAAAGAGCTGGTAATCTAGGATTAGATAGTTCAGCAAAAAATAAAGAAAA